ATCAAGGGGATGTGACAGACATCATTGGTGACGGCTGGGACATGATGATTGCTCATCCTCCATGTACCCATCTTGCCGTCAGTGGTGCAAGATGGTTCAAAGATAAGGTGCAGCAGCAGCAGGAAGCACTAGACTTTGTTCGTCTTCTAATGGGTGCTCCGATACCCCGTATCTGCATTGAAAACCCTGTTTCCATCATTTCATCCCGTATCCGCAAACCCGACCAAGTGATTCAACCGTGGATGTTTGGGCATGGTGAGACAAAGGCAACATGCTTATGGTTGAAGGGTCTGCCTCTGTTGACCCCGACGGATGTTGTCAGTGGTCGTGAACAGCGTATCTGGAAACTGCCCCCGTCGCCTGATCGCTGGAAGATCCGTAGTGCCACCTATGCTGGCATCGCTGCTGCTATGTCCCAACAGTGGGGGCAACAATGATGCACCCCGATGATTTAGGCATCGCCATCTTCGCCGTCGCCATCATCATCCTCATGGTGATAGGCATCATCTGATGCTGATAGGCATCATCTGATGCTGATAGGCATCATCTGATGCTGATAGGCATCATCTAACGGTGGCCAGGACGCGATAGTGAAAATCAACTAGACCAATAAAACACAGACGCTAATAATCTCAACATCGACACGTAGCCACGGAAATGAAGATCAAGACTCAAGAACTCACCGGCCCCGCCCTTGATTGGGCGGTGGCGAAGTGTGCAGGCTGGGATGAATATCTGGAAAATGATTTGCCGGTTCGTTATGCGGATGCGGATGGTCAGGACATAGCATGGAGCCCTTCAGCCAACTGGGCCCAGGGCGGGCCGATCATCGAGCGGGAGGGTATTCGTCTGCACCGCTCGTATATAGGGGACTGGTGGGCGGGACCAGAGCCCGATTCGCATCGACCTATAAGTGGACCCACGCCATTGATCGCGGCCATGCGCTGCTTCGTTGCTTCCCGCCTCGGTGAAGAGGTGGACATCCCGGAGGAACTCACACTATGATCAAGATCAACGTCAACGGCGGCATCACATTCTGGTCCATCCCCTCATTGGCCATCGGTGGAAGCTTCCATTCCCGTGCAGTGGTGCCGGTGGCGACAGAGCGTCGTCGTCTGGCGGTGTCTTTCCTTGCCGGTGTTGTCATCGGCATCGTGTTGTTCTTCTGATAGGAGACATTGTCATGTTGGTTACCCGTCGCAGCAGCTATTCCAACATCACCCGTCATTGGGACATGGACGTCACGCAAGAGCAACTAGATGCCTATTTCGATGGTAAAGGGCTGGTGCAGGAAATATTTCCTCAACTCACCAACGATGAAAGAGAATTCATTATCTCCGGCATCACTCCAGAAGAATGGGATGAGTTGTTCTTTGATGAAGGTAATGAAGAATAATTGTCGACAAATCGGAACAAGGTATGCTGAAACTCTTCTGGACCTACTTCGATGGAAGACAAGAGATGAGGCTGTTTCCTGACGCTGAGTCTGCAACATCCTTTATCATCTTGTCCAACATCCTCGGAGATAACAACGTCTCATCTGTCCGTCTCAACAGAGACAACATGGTCAACATCATTTACAAATAACCCACTGAAAGAAAGAAAGCGAAGCACCATCATGCGTCAATCCCTCATCTATTCCCGCGCCCGTAACAACACCGTCCTGTCTGCTGAAGACATCATGCAGCGTGCTCCTGCTGTGTTCGCTGAAGACAAAGCAGCACGTCTCACCAGCCGCTATCATTCTCTCAAGACATCAGATCTGTTGCCTGTCCTGGCCGACTATGGATACATGCCTGTGCAGGCGGCTCAGAAGCGTGCCCGTAAGGGCAAGCCAGAGCACACGGCACACCTGCTGGCGTTTGCCCGTGCTTCTGACGTCAACACCACTGGGGATGTTCGCAGTGAGCTACTCGTTTACAACAGCCATGACGGCACCAGTGGCGTCAAGCTGATGGCTGGTGCATATCGATTCGTATGCTCCAATGGCCTCGTCAACGGCAATGGCAACACCGTCAGTGTTCGTCATACGCACAAGGCTATGGAAGATTTTGAAACCATGCTGCGTAGCATCATTGAGGGTGTTCCCGATATGATGAACACCATCGAAGCCATGCGTCAACGTAAAGTCGATGAAGAGCAGGCTAGGAAGTTTGCAAAGCGTGCTGTTATGCTGCGTTGGGACTATCTCAACGGTGCCTACGTGCCTGAAGAGACACCGACAGGCAGCTATGCCGACAGCACCACTGTGACGCAGGCCCTGACGGCACAACGCAGCAGTGACACACTCACGGATGCGTGGACAGTGTTCAACAGAGTGCAGGAGAATGTCTTGCGTGGTAATGTCTTCATCAAGTCCATCACGGACAAGAATGGACTCAGGGAACGCAAGGCGCGACCAATTGCTTCCATCAGCGAACATGTCGCTGTCAATCAATCCATCTTCGATCTTGCAGGAGTGTTGTGATGCATTTCAATAATATGAATATTCATGGTGTTGCTCACGTCAGTGTTGAGAAGCGACGCCTTGAATCCGCTGACATTCAACTTGTTGATGTCAAAGTGTTATCAGATGACGGCAATGAGTTTGTGTTGACGCTGTTTTGCAGCACCAACAGAGATGACATTGACGTTGTTGTGAAGGGGTTGTGAATAATGAGCACCAACTACTACACCGCAGAAAATTATTGTGACCATTGCAAACAATACAAAGAAGACCTACACATTGGCAAGAACAGTGGAGGATGGTGTTTCTCTTTTCAAGGATATCGATGGATGTCGTTGACGTCCTGGTCGGCATGGAAGTCCTACCTCAAGGACAAACTCATCGTGGATGAATACGGTGAGAAGGTAGACTATGCATCCTTTGTTGACCTCATTGAGAAACACAAATCACCATCATCACCCTATGTCAAGTACCATCACAATGAGGAAGGAAGGAAAAAGGGATGGTTTGATTCTGAATATGATTGGGACGATGCTGAAGGGTTTCCGTTTTCATCGAGGGAGTTTTCATGAGTATGTTGAGAGAAGCCGCCCAGCAGGCGCTGGAGGCGTTGGAGGCAACGCATTACGACGTTGGTTCCGCTGAAAAACAGCGATTGCAGGTTATGGACGCCATCACCGCCCTCCGCGCCGCGCTGGCGCAGCAAACTCAAACCCCCTGCGACATCGCCGAGGACGGCGTGTGTGAGGTGATCGACTGCTGTCGGAATCGGTCGCAGATACTGGAGGCGCTCGAAATCGGCTACGACTCGGCGCAGGCCGAGGCGGCGCAGTATCACGCTGCGATGGAGGGATACCGGCCCGAGCGGCACGCTGAGATGGATGCCGATGTGGCGAAGATTGCCGCAGCCATCACCGCCCTCCGCGCCGCGCTGGCGCAGGAGGAGCAGGAGCCGGTGGCGTGGATGCGCGAAGGATGGGGGACAGACTGCGGGCCTTACGTCGAGTTCTATCGCAGCGATGAGATGGGCTGGCGTGACCGCAATGGGTGGACCCCCCTCTACACCGCCCCACCCCGCCGCGAGTGGCAACGGTTGACGAATGAAGAAATCTATCCGCTGTACAACGAGCCGCGCAGCGATGCTGAAATGCTTGAATTTGCCCGCGCCGTCGAGCAAGCACTGAAGGAGAAAAACACATGATGTACTTTGAGCGAAACTATCCGCATTGGCTTGTGTGGCCCGCACTCGCGTTTGGTCGAGACGATCTGAACGGGTTTTGGATCGGCATCGGTTGGCTAAATATGGAAGTGGGCTGGAAGGAGAAGAATAATGGCTGAAGAAATATCGCCGCTGGAAGACCACGGTTGGTGGATGGAGCGGTTGCGCAAAGATGCGAAAGCAAATCGGCCCGAAGCCTTGCGGCTGGCTGATGCGATGACACGGGCACTTGAACAGACTGATGCCGAAGACGACGTCATCCAAGTTGCCCGCTGGTTTGTTGAGGATTCAAGAGCCGAACTGCGTCGCCTGAGCGCGGTGAATCTGGAACTGCTGGAGGCGATGATCAGCTTCACAAATTCCGCCTACATCAAGAAACACCACCCCAAGCGGTACGCGGCAGCAATGGCCGCCATCGCCAAAGCAGAGGAACAGAAATGACACGAGAAGACATCATCCGCATGGCGCGGGAGGCCAACCGTTATGCCAGCAACCAGACAGGCGATAGCTTTGAGTGGCAAGAAATACGGGACGAACGCTTCGCCGCCCTCGTCGCCGCAGCAGAACGCGCCGGCATGGCGGCCGACCTCTTCGAGACCTACGCCAGCATCGAGGGTATCGCGCAGCGGTGCGCGGAGCAGATCAGGGCGAGGAGCAAGACATGACTGAACAGGACTACCTGTACCAACAGATTGACCGTATTGGCTTGGAGTACGAAAAGGCTATTAAGCCTTATGTAGATCGTCTGGTCTACCTCAAAAGAATTGAGTCGCCGCCTTCCATACTTGTGACTCAAGAGCAATACGCGGCCATGATTCAGGAGAGGGGCAAGACATGAACACCACCACACGCCGTTTTCCACGCTCTACCGTGGAAGCCTGGCCAGCCCGTCATCCCTATTGCATCGAGCTTGTTTACAAGCGTGAGCCATTCTTTGTTGTCGCCGTCTGCTGCACCATTGGTGTAGTATTAGGCACTGTTGCAGCGCTTCTATTGGTAGGAATATGAAGAAAATCACCTTGTTCTGGCTAACCATCAAGAGACGTGAACCTTTGTTTCCAATGAAAGCGAAGCTATGAGTCAATCTATACTCGATTGGGTAACCCTACAGAATCGAATCAGCGACTACGCCGACATGCAAGACAAACTCATTGCTGTGTTAGATAACATCATCTTTGAAGCAGGCTATGCCGGCTCTGACGGGTATATGGATGGTGTCATTCACAGCGATAACATCTACACAGCAGTAGCACTCATCAGAGAAGCGAGGCGAATGTGATAGTGTGTACATGCGGTCACAACGTAGACAGCTATGCCGACACAGCCACCATTGTCCTAAAGCAATATTGCCCAAGGAATGGCCCCTACATCAGCTACGTCGTCTATTGCAAACCCTGTGCTGATGAAGCAACACAGCACGGCGAAGTGCTCTACAACGACAAAGACATTGACAACTGGCTTCAAATATCATGACAGACCTTGTCCTTCCGCGTCACGTTAAGAAAGTTGGCAACGACTTTTATTATGACCCCCCGCACAAAGCCGTTGTTGCTGGTGCTGTAAAGCGCAAGAGGAGCAAAGACTATGATGCAATAGTCAAGCACGCTGCTTTCTACAACGACAAGTATGTCGAGTGGATAAAGGTGAGAGAAGAAACTCGACGTACCTACAAAGAAGGCAGAGTGACGCATCTCATCAACAGCTATCTCAACAGCACAGACTACTGTGCTTTGACGCCCGGTGTCAAGAAACAATACAACATTGTTCTTCACCTGTGGCAGCACAAGCGAATTGGCGGTGTTGAATTTTTTAACGCCAAGATAGACTTCATCACAGCACCATTGGTACAGCGTATGTACGAACAGGAGTTGAAGTCGGGCTCTAGACCGCTACAGACCAACCAGATAATTTCTGTACATCGATCTGTATGGAACTGGGGCATTCGTCATGGCTTCACCACATTGAATCCCTTCAGCCACATCAAGAAAATATCTGTTGCTGCCAGGAAGATGATGTGGCAGCGCTCACAGGTGTTGTCGGTGTTGAATGCTGCATTCAGCAAATGGGAATGGAGAAGTGCTGGCATCATCTTTTATTGTCTCTATGAGTGGGGACAGCGTGTCAGCGACATCCTCAATCTCAAGTGGTCCTCTGTTGACCTGAAGAATAAAACAGTGACGATACAGCAGAGCAAGAAAGGCGTCACTGTACGCTTGCCAATTTCTGATGGTCTTGCTAACATCCTTCAGCAGCAGTACAAAGAACATCCCTGCCGCACCTATGTTGCTCCTCGACATCGTTCTGCTGACAAACGCGATTGGGTGCCGTACACTATCGTCACCATCATGTATCACTACAGAGAAATATGTGAGGTTGCTGGCATCCCTCAGGAGCTACAGCTTCGTGATCTTCGACGCACAGCCATCACTGAAGTCATTGAGAATGGTGGTGACCTGTTGACAGTGATGATGATGTCAGGGCACCAGAACGCTGCTAGTGTGTCTCCGTACTTTGTCCATACGCTGAAGGGCTCGACCAAGGCTCAACAGATCCGAGAGTTCCCGTCAACTCTTATCAATCCCAACCTGCTAAAGGAAACGATGAATGACAAATTTTCTGCAATTGCAGCGGCTTGAAGACCCCATCATGCATATGTGGTCTTTGGACCAGGACGTTCAACTTATTCGTAAGGCTCTTCTTGACAGAGAAGAAACACCGAGTGAGGATGACATTGACAACTATCTACTTGCCATCATCAGTCTCATCAATCTGCGTTGCTCTGAGTTGATGAATGTATACGAAGGAATTCAGAAGGAGGCACACAAGAATGACCGTCAAGAGTGTGACGATATGCTGTGAGGATGCCTACGAGGCTTCTCACATGTTAGATTGGTTCAAATACTATTCCACCTGTGAAGACATCCGTGAACACATCAGAGGAAGATTCAAACATGCTGATCTTGGGCCAGAAGCAACAGCAGAGCTTGAACTCATTCAGTCATTCCTCTATCCCCGTGAAGAGGCTTGAGCATTGGCCTTTCCTGTACTATCAAGACAGTGAAGGGAAGATGTGGCACAACCCTGTGAAGCAGTGTAGTGAGTATGTTGCTTCACAGCGGTATGTCGGAGAGGCACTGCTATGAAGAACGATGACGATGACTACACCTTCGTCATTCTTCTGGTGGCTTTGATGGCTGCGTGGTATTCAGTGATGTATATGGGTGGTTTCTATGGTGGAAGTTAAGACAGCAGCAGAGATAGCTGCTGAGAGGGTTCAGCAGGTAACGTCACCATCTGGTGGCGTATCTGTTGATGACTATCGTCTGTTCAAGGAAGACACCATCAGACACATCAAAGAATTGAGGACAGCCATAAAGGCTTTACAAAGATCACTAGATAAGAAACAACAACAATGACATTCGTCAGGCTACACGTTAGCTGCCCAGATTGTGGCAGCAGCGATGCACGTAGCATCAATGAAGACGGCAGCAGCTTTTGCTTTGCATGTAATACGTTTACAGAAAGTGATGGCTCTGCCGTCATTCCTTCCACAACGAAGAAAAGGATGAATGTGAATCTTGCACCCATATTTGAGGACAACGAAGCCTGCTCTGTCACAGACAGGCGTCTCACTCGATCAACGTTGGAGCGCTATGGTGTTGTCAAAGACAAGACCAATTTCTATTTTCCCTATCATGACAAGGACGGCACTCTCGTAGCAGCCAAGGTCAGGGCTGTTGCTGAGAAGAAGTTTCACAGCATTGGAGAGCCTGCACAGGCTACGTTGTTTGGGCAACATCTCTACAGCAATGGTGGTAAGTATGTCACCATCACTGAAGGTGAGTTTGATGCTCTAGCGGCATTCCAAGCCACAGGAAGTAAATGGGCTGTCGTCAGCATCCGCAGTGGTGCTGCTGGTGCGTTGAAGGATTGCAAAGCCTCGTATGAATGGCTCAACAGTTTCGAGTCCATCGTCATCTGCTTTGACAACGATGAGCCAGGCAAGAAAGCAGCGAAGGAAGTAGCAGAGCTTTTCGGCAACAAGGCTAAGGTGTTTAAGCATGACGTTGATATGAAAGACGCCTGCGACTACACCGCTGCAAACAAAGAAGCTCTATTCGTTCAACGCTGGTGGGCTGCTGAAGCCTACATCCCCGATGGCATTGTTGCTGGCAACACGTTGTGGGATTTGGTATCTACACCACCAGCACCAGCACAATGTATGTATCCATGGGATGGGCTGAATAAACTCACCTATGGCATTCGACATGGTGAACTTGTTACCATCACTGCTGGCAGCGGGTTGGGGAAGAGTCAGCTACTGCGTGAAATTGTTTGGCATTTGTTGGGGAATACAGACGACAGCGTAGGGCTGTTGTTTCTTGAAGAAAGCATCAGAAAGACAGGGTTGTCGTTGATGTCGCTGGCAGCTAACAAGCCTCTGCATTTGCCTGATACAGAGAGCAACGAAGAAGAACGCAAGGACGCCTATGAACGTACCTTAGGCACCGGCAGGGTGTTTCTGTTTGATCACTTTGGCAGCACCAGTGTTGATAACATCATCAACAGAGTTCGTTATCTGGCAAAGGTGATGGGGTGTAAGTATGTCTTTGTAGATCACATCTCGATCATCGTCTCGGCGCAGGAGTCTGGTGATGAACGTAAAGCCATTGACGAAATCATGACCAAGTTGCGTATGATGGTACAGGAAACCAACATTGCCTTGTTTGCTGTGTCACATCTGAAGCGTCCTGATGGTAAAGGACACGAAGAAGGTGCTGCAACATCTCTAGCGCAATTGCGAGGTAGCGGCAGCATTGCCCAACTAAGCGATATAGTAATTGGTGCTGAGCGTAACGGCCAGGCCGATGAAGAGAATGAAAGAAACACCACACGCATTCGCGTGCTCAAGAATCGATACAGTGGACTCACTGGTCCAGCGTGTTCCTTGCTCTACACCAAGGACACTGGTAGGATGCTGGAGTACATTGAAGCTGATGTTGAGGAAACAGTGCTATGAGCGACGTCTTCTACACCTGAGCCAAACTGAGCCAATGAAATTTGGCAGATATGAGCCGATATGAGCCAATATGCGCCAATATAAGCCATGCAGACTATGAAAGGAAACAGCGCTATGAATGACATCTTCTACACCCTTGCCAAAGAAGCTGAGACACTGGCTTATGCTGAGCTTCTAGGTATGCCAAAGACCTCCCATCCTTGGGAGGACATCTTCAGACAGAAGTATGGAGAACTTGTTGTGAATGAATGTGTACGCATAAGCGATTGGGCAGCGCATTACACAGCGTCGTACAACATCAAGAAACATTTTGAAATGGATGAAGTGAAGTGAACAACGACATCATTGAAACTTTAGCGAAAGAGACTGACAGTGAGATGGGATATCATTTTCCTGTCTATGCGGCAGACGATCTAGAGTGGGAAAAGAAGTTTGCTGAGGCCATTGTCAACCTATGTGCTGCCATTGCGTGCCACCACTGCCGATGGCATGGACACACAGCGGCTCAGGAAATGAAACAACATTTTGGAATGGAAGAAACAAAATGAGCATGAACATCTACATCTACGCCACCCGTGTAGTTTCTTTCAAGGACAAGAAAGGAAAGAAACAGACAGAGACTCAGGTGACTGTCTTTGACGCCTTGCAAACACCAACTGAGGTGACATACGAGATTGTTAAGAGCAACGACCCAGCACAGGTCTACATTGATTGGGTGCTGCGTGAGTGCAGTGTCGATGAGCAGTGGCCTATATACGCTGATGATGACTTCATGCAGGAGCGTGAACCCATTGGGGTTGAAATAGTTAATCAAGGAAAGGAACATGTGACAAAGTTCAGGCAATGGATGATCTGGATGGAAGAAAAAGGCTATGAAATTAAATATGAGGTGATGTAAATGACACCACAACAAACCTTAGAAGAAGTGTTAGCGTTCCTACGCAGCATGCATGAAACGTCAAAACACAACCACAACTACTTCGCCCATGCAGCGCTGCGTTTGAACGAACACTTCTACGGACACGGCGGCATCTTCACCAACGACACAGAGAAGCGAAAGCCACACACATGATCTTTCTCGACATCGAGACAAATCTGAAGCATGACACCATCTGGCTTTGTGTGACAAAGAAAGAAGGTGTCACCAAAGTTTGGAAGGAAAGGACAGGACTACAGAACTATCTCGATGGTGAAGAAGTGTGTGCCCATAACGGCATTGGGTTTGACTTCCCTGTGCTGGAGAGGGTGTGGAAGGTGTCAGTGCCTCAACATCAGCAGGTTGATACGTTGGTGATGTCTAGGCTGTACAACCCAGAGCTACTACCGCCTGAGGAAGATCCAAAGGCTGGTAAGCATTCGCTGAAGAGTTGGGGCATCCGTTTTGGAAACACCAAAGGCGATTTCACTGACTTTGATGGTGGTTGGTCACAGGAGATGGAAGACTATTGCGTTCAAGACGTCAACGTCCTCGAGCAGCTATACAACCATCTGAAGGAAGAGATGAAGTCTATGGGCTTCAGCGACAAGAGCATTGAACTAGAACACCAAGTTGCTCACATCTGCAAAAGGATGGAAGACAATGGATATTCGCTGGATGTCCCTAAAGCTCAGACTCTTATGGCTTCGTTGTCAGGTAGGATGGCTGACATTGAGAATCGCCTACAAGATGTATGTCCACCGACGTATGAGGAAACTAAGACACCAGAGTATTGGGAAGTAGTTGATGAGAAATGGCGTGAGCATAAGGCACCAACGAAGACAGCGCTGCTGGAGATGCTGAAGGAAGCTGGTGTAGACAAGCCTAACAAGCTCATCAAGGAAGCTCTACCAGGCCCTCTGAAGGTGAAGGTACATCCTTTCAATCCTGGCAGCAGACAACAAATTGCAGAGCGTCTTCAATCCTTTGGTGTTGAGCTAACAGAGAAGACAGAGAAGGGCTCTTGGATAATTAATGAAGATGTCCTAGCAGGCATTGACAAGCCAGAGGCTAAGCTGCTCAATGAATATTTGATGGTTCAGAAGAGGGTGTCCATGATCAGTAGCTGGCTCGATGCTGTGCAGGACGACGGCAAGGTTCATGGCTCCATCATCACCTGTGGTGCTGTCACAGGCAGAGCTACACACAGCAGCCCCAACATGGCACAGATTCCTAACGTGTCTTCACCGTATGGACCAGAGTGCAGAGAAGTGTGGTATGCAGGTAAAGGACGTAGCCAAGTCGGTGTTGACTTGAGTGGCATTGAGCTACGCTGTCTTGCTCACTATCTGAATGATGATGGTTGGACAAATGAGTTGTTGAAGGGTGATGTGCATTGGATGAATGCACAGAGCTTTGGGTTGGTGCCTAAGGGGACGGTGAAGGAAGACAACGCAGAGCACAAGCGCATCCGCAATCTAACAAAGACGTTGACTTATGGGGTGCTGTATGGTGCTGGTGCTGAGAAGGCAGGCTCTATTGTTGGTGTGAGCAGCACCAAAGGCAAGAAGCTCATTGACAACTTCATCAACAACACACCCGGCCTTGCTCCTCTGAAGCAGAAGCTGTCTAAGTTTGTGAAGAAGGGTCATGTGCCAGGCTTGGATGGCCGTCGCATTCGCATCAGAAGCGACCATGCTGCGTTGAATACGTTGCTCCAAGGGGCAGGTGCCATCATCGCCAAGCAATGGCTTGTAGAGGCTGATAGGCTGCTCCGTGAGCACAACGTAGACGCTAAGCTGATGGCGTGGGTGCATGACGAAGTGCAATATTCTGTGTTGCCCGCACAGGCAGAGCAGGCTGCTAGGCTCATTGAAAAAGCTGCCAACATTGCTGGTGAGGTGCTACAATTTCGCTGCCCCGTTGACGCCGAAGGTAAAGTTGGTGCAAACTGGCGAGAATGTCATTGATGCTTGATCGGTTGCCTGTGTTGTAGATACAGCACAGAAGGCTCGGACATCCGGGCGGCAGCAACGCTGGACTATCGTAACCAGCAACACGAAGCCACAGCGTGTTCAATTCTGTGGCACAACTCGAGGAAGTGAAAATGGATTCAGTAAAGCTCAAAGCTGTTGTGATGTGGTGCTTCAACAAAGAACCGAATGAGATGTCGGGAAAGTGGCAGATGGATCTGACTCAATTGTCAGACGCTGCTGTTGAAGCGCTGGAAGCAATGCAGATTGAGGTGAAGGAAAAGGAAGGGATGGGCAAGTACATCACTTGCAAGTCTGCCCGTCCCATCAAGGTCTTGGACACTGACGGTGATGAGATTGAAGAGAAGATTGGCAATGGTAGCAAAGCCAAGTGCATCATTGGTAGCTACGAATGGAAGTACAAGAATAAGAAGGGTGTGTCACCTTCTCTGCAAAAGATTGTCATCACCGAGCTTGTTGAGTTTGGTGGCGGTGGTGGCGGCAAGATTGACGACGACGAAGCCCTCTGATGTTTCGCATCAAACTGCCGTCTGAAGAGGATGTGTCTGTCCTTATTCAAGCTCTGAGAATGATTGGCAAGCATCATCTTGCTGGCTACATCGTTCAACAGATGCAAGAGCAACAAGGACACATCATTGATGACGCTAAGTTGGTGCGAGAGGTGAAAGAGTGATAGCGCTCCTGGACGCTGACACTATGGCGTATAGGGCAGCAGCGGCGTGTGAAGAAGAAGACGTCAAAGTTGCCTATCACACTGTAGACAGCATCGTAACAGGGGCGTTGTTATCGTGCGACTACGTTGATAGATGGTATGACCAATGGAAGCTGTATCTATCTGGAGACACCAACTTCAGAAAAGCCATAGCCACCACTGCACCATACAAAGGCAACAGAACACAGCCGAAGCCAAAGCATCTGAAGAAGGTGAAGGCTTATTTGAAGAAGCAATGGAAGGCTGTTGTTGCTGTCAACGAAGAAGCAGATGACCTCATCGCCATCGAATCAACCAAGCTACAACATCAGTGCTGCATCATCAGCGTTGATAAAGACTTCAAGCAAATACCTACTCACTTCTACAACTACGTCAAACGAGAACATCTCTTCATCACTCCCGATGAAGCCATCAAATTCTTCTATCAACAAATATTGATGGGAGATTCTGCTGACAACATCATCGGCATCAGAGGCGTTGGTCCTGTGAAGGCTGCTAGGATGTTGGAGGAAATCAGCACAGAAGTAGATATGTTCAATGTCTGTGTTGAAGCCTATGAAGGAAACGTAGACAGAGTTGTTGAGAATGGTAGGCTGCTGTGGCTTAGACGCTACAAAGGACAAATGTGGACACCACCGACAAAGGAACAACAATGAAGGACAATATCAATCATCCACAGCACTACACCGCCCATCCCAGCGGCATTGAGTGCATAGAAGTGACAGAGCACATGAGCTTCTGTGTTGGCAACGCTGTCAAATATCTATGGCGTGCTGATCACAAAGGCAACGACATTGAAGACCTACGGAAAGCTGCCTGGTACATCAACAGGGAGATTGAGCGGAGGGAGAAGGAAGGGCTTGTCACTATTCCTAAGCAGCCTGAGCAGCCTAAGCAGCTTGAGTTGTTTGACCTACCCATCCGCAGCACAGAACCATTTGGATGGTGAAGCTACGCAACAGCGGACAATGGACAGAGGCTAGGTTCCGTAGCTTTGTTGTCAGTGCTCTAAGATCAGCGTCTCATAGGTGGCCTGTCAAATGGCGTGTGCTGAAGGATGCTGAAGTAGGTAGACAGATCAACAAAGACACTGGTAAACTAGCCCTGCACTATCGATGTGCTCAATGCAGCGGTGTCTTTACATCAAAGAACATTGCTGTAGACCACATCGATCCTGTTGTTGACCCTAAGCAGGGCTTCGTCAGTTGGGACGTATTCATCGAAAGGTTGTACGTCGAAATGGACAAATTGCAGGTACTTTGTAAAGAATGCCACACAAAGAAGACACTTCTTGAACGAAAGGAAAGAAAGAAATGAATGACATCACACTAAAGCTGGACTACGACACAGCCTATGGCTTCTTCAAGTGCATCCTAAAGCAGGACTACTTTGACTTGAAGAAGGAAGCTGAAGGGGATGATTTTGAACATCGTCATCCTGAAGATCAGCTTGTGACGTTGAGGACGATGAAGGGAATGGAAGTATTGTTTGACTACTACTTCACCAGCGATGAAGCACAAGACATCAAGAACGGTATTGATCCTGAAGATCAATATATTCGCGTCTAAGGAGAACAGAGATGCAGATTCATGAAGTAATTGAACAGGAAGATGGTAGTGCTTTGGTTTCTTATGAGTTGACATATGAAGAAGTGCAACTCATTCTTCGTACCACCATCACAAAAGCTCTGACAGAGTTTGTGGATAGGCTGGACGAGTCTCCAATTTCTATTAAGGAAGTGGACGATGACGGCAAGAGCGAAGCTGATCTGGGCAACGCCTAATCTGGAGAGCGTCGTTGCCTATTGCGCTCGGGTGAGCAACCCTAGCAATCAAAGCAACGACGCAACAGCAGGTAAGTTGTTGCGCTATTGCATGAAGCATGGACATTGGTCTGTGTTTGAAATGGGCAACATCTGTATAGAACTGGAAACAACAAGAGACATTGCCCGTCAGATTCTTCGACATCGCAGCTTCAGCTTCCAAGAGTTTAGCCAGCGCTATGCTGAAGTCACTGACTACAGCGTCGGTGAAGCCAGGCTACAAGACAACAAGAACAGACAAAACTCCATCCCCACTGAAGACCGAGAGTTAACACGTTGGTGGACAGAGCAGCAAGTGTCGGTGTGGATCAAGGCTAGACAGGCTTATGAGCAAGCGCTGGCAAATGGTGTAGCAAAGGAAGTGGCTCGGAAGGTGTTGCCTGAAGGGCTGACGATGTCGAGGATGTATGTCAATGGTACAGTGCGAAGCTGGTTGCATTACATTGATGTTCGATGTGATGTTGCTACACAAAAGGAGCACAGAGATGTAGCAGAGCAGTGTAAAGAAATTGTCTACAATCTTTTACCTTCATTAAAGGAGAAGGTGTGAATGAGTTGGCTCTTTTCGCAGGCGCTGGTGGAGGAATTCTTGGGGGACATTTGCTCGGATGGAGAACCGTCTGCGCCGTTGAATGGGAACCCTATCCAGCAAGCGTACTTGCCGCCAGACAGAATGACGGCGTTCTCCCGACTTTCCCGATTTGGGATGATGTTCAAACCTTTGACGGAAAACCGTGGAGAGGAATTGTTGACGTCGTATCTGGAGGCTTTCCGTGCCAGGACATATCAACAGCAGGAAAAGGTGCTGGAATCAACGGAGCAAGAAGTGGAATGTGGTATCACATGGCACGAATCATCGGAGAAGTACAACCAAAATATGTCTTCGTTGAAAACAGCCCAGCCCTACGTACTAGAGGACTTGTCAGAGTCCTCAAAGACCTTACCTCGCTCGGGTATGATGCAAGATGGGCTGTATTGGGAGCAGCCGATGTCGGTGCTCCGCACAAAAGAGAAAGAATGTGGATTGTGGCCCACACCGACAGCGTCAGCGATGCCATGCGAAGGAACGCAGCGGATCATGCGGAAGAAGTGGCTGGCCGGGGAGTTGTCGCTGGAGGAAGCGTCAGCCATTGCCGGAAGGGATGTTCGCAAGGCGCAAGGGAAGGTGCCAGAGATGTGGCCCACTCCAACAGTCTGCGGGAACTACAACCGCAAGGGAGCCAGCGCGACCAGCGGGGATGGTTTAGCGACTGTGGTTGGTGGCAAACTGAACCCAACGTGGGTAGAGTGGTTGATGGGGTGGCCGCTCGGGTGGACCGACTTAAAGCCATTGGTAACGGACAAGTCCCCTTATGTGCCGCAGAAGCCTTCAAGCACTTGTCACAACAGTTTACCTGACGGCAGCTACTACGGAACCAACACAGCATGAAACAGCTTATGATTGATCCACCGTCGGGGTGGAGATATGGGTTTCCTAAGACCATCCCTGACGGTGTGACAGACCATCAAGCATGGTTGATTGAGAATGGTTATCCATCTTCACTCATCGATGAATTTGGTGAACACTTCTATTGCAGGTATTGGTACACAGATGATGAATGACTTTGACACCTACCAACAGCAGTCTTGGAAGTTTGCGCTTGACTCAGCTAAGAACAATGAATATCTATTCAATGGCTTAGCTGGTGAAGTTGGAGAAGTTTGTAGCCTTCGTGCTAAAGCCATTAGAGACGGTTATTCAGACAACTACACAGAGATGCTGAAGAAAGAGCTTGGTGATGTCTTGTGGTTTGTCTCAAGCATTGCTAAGATGTATGACATCCCGTTGTCTGAAGTGGCTATGTACAACATCAACAAGCTATACTCTCGTCAACAACGTAACGTCATAGGAGGTAGTGGAGACGAACGCTAATGTGATATAACCACCGACCCCGTTTTGTTAAGGCAGCAGAGATGCTGCCTTTTGTATCTGTGAGGAAGAATAAATGACACCGTATCAAACCTACATTGCAAAGAGCCGCTATGCACGTTTCCTTGATGACAAGGGACGTCGTGAGCATTGGCATGAAAGCGTCAAGCGCTATTTCGATTTCATGCAGACTCATCTGAAGAAGAACCACAACTACGACATCCCTGCTGATCTGCGGCAGAAGCTGGAAACAGAGATGGTAAACCGTGAGGTGTTGCCGTCTATGCGTGCCATCATGACCGCTGGTGGGGCTCTGGAGCGTCAGAACGTTGCTGGTTACAACTGCTCCTATATGCCCATTGACGACACTAAGGCGTTCGATGAGGCTATGTACATCCTGCTGTGTGGCACTGGTGTAGGCTTTAGCGTGGAACAAAAGTATGTCAACAAGCTCCCTGAAGTACCTGATCGTCTCTTTGACTCTAACACTGTGGTTGTTGTCAAGGACTCCAAGGAAGGTTGGGCAAAGTCTTTGCGTCAAATCATCGCCCTTCTTTATGCAGGCGAAATCCCAAAATGGGACGTCTCTGCTGTGCGTCCCTCAGGCACACGATTGAAGACCTTTGGTGGGCGTGCCAGTGGGCCTGGTCCGCTGGAAGACCTGTTCAAGTATGTTGTTGCCAAGTTCAAAGGCGCTGTAGGTCGTAAGCTGACCAGTCTTGAGGCACATGACATCCTGTGCAAGATTGGTGAAGTTGTTGTGGTTGGTGGTGTTCGTCGTAGTGCAATGATTTCATTGTCTGATCTCAGCGATGATCGCATGGCGCACGCTAAGGCAGGAAGTTGGTGGGACGGCAACGGTCAGCGTGCTCTTGCAAACAACAGCGCTGTGTATGACAGCAAGCCTGATGTCGGTAAGTTCATGCGTGAGTGGTGCTCCATCTATGACAGCCACAGTGGTGAGCGAGGCATCTTCAGCCGCTATGCAAGCGATCTCCAAGCAGCTAAGAATGGAAGGAGAGAACTAGGACATGAGTGGGGTACGAACCCTTGCAGCGAGATTATTCTTCGTCCTTATCAATTTTGCAATCTATCTACCATTGCTGTTCGTAGCAGTGATACTGTGGAGCGATTGGTTGATAAGGTTGCTATGGCAACGATCTTGGGCACCTTTCAATCGACGATGACCAACTTCCCATATCTGCGAAAGATTTGGCAGACCAACACAGAACAAGAGCGTCTGTTGGGTGTGTCTATGACGGGCATTCTTGACAACGCTCTGCTGAACAACCCAGACAATCCTGAGTTACCTGCTATTCTTGAGACTCTGAGGGCCATCTCCGTTGAAACCAACGCCAAGTTTGCTGCTGACATTGGCATCAACGTCTCGGCTGCTATCACCTGTGTCAAGCCTGAGGGAACAGCATCACAACTGACAGGCACTGCCAGTGGTATTCATCCACAACACTCTGCCTATTACATCCGTCGTGTCCGCAGTGACAACAAAGATCCTCTGACGGATTTCATGAAGCAAGCAGGCTTCCCCGCTGAGCCTTGTGTGATGAAGCCAGAAAGCACCACTGTCTTCTCCTTCCCGATGAAGTCAGATGGTGATGCTGTTCTGCGCGATCACATCGATGCTTTGAAGCATCTGAAGCTGTGGTTGATGTTCCAACGTCACTGGTGTGAGCACAAGCCTTCTGTGACCATCTCTGTGAAGGAAGAGGAATGGCCTGCTGTTGGTGCTTGGGTGTGGCAACACTTCGATGAAATCACTGGCGTTAGCTTCCTTCCATATGACGGAGGCACTTATCGCCAGGCTCCATATGAGGAAATCAATGGAGATCAATACGAAGAGATGCTGAAGCTAATGCCAACCGACATCGATTGGGATGGTTTCCTAGAGATGACGGACAACGTTGAGGGAATTCAGATGTTGTCCTGTACCGCAGGTAGCTGTGAAATTCGCTAATCAGTAACAAACAGAGGGCTATAATGGCCCTCTTTTCATTTGTAGGAAGGAGATTTATGGTAACGAAGAAGAGGGCAGCTTTGTTTGAAGGCTCTGGTGAAGCGCCTCCAGCGCAGCGAACAAACTCTCTTAAGGTGAAGCTAGACGACATGTCAACGATTCAGCCTAAGAGTGATACACAACGTGATTTCTTTGAAGCCTATGCCAGAGGTCACTACTTCATGTGTCTTCACGGTGTCGCAGGTACAGGCAAGTCCTACATCGCCCTGTACAAAGCCTTAGAAGACGTCCTAGATAGGTCTACACCGTTTGGTAAGGTGGTCATCATCAGGTCTGCTGTACAAAGCAGAGAGATGGGATATTTGCCTGGTGGTGTTGATGAGAAGATGGAGGTGTACATCCAGCCCTATCGTCAAATCACAACAGACTTGTTTGCACGCAAGGACGCTTGGGACAGGCTCTGTGAGCAAGGACATGTGGAGTTCTTGTCTACATCGTTCATCAGAGGCACCACCTTTAGCAACAGCATCATCCTCGTTGATGAGTTCCAAAACTGCAACTTTGAAGAACTCGACACCGTCATCACCCGCGTTGGACACACCAGTAAAATCATCTTCTGTGGTGATGTACGTCAGACTGATTTGAAGAAGAAAGACGATAAGTCTGGCTTGAACAAGTTCTTGAACATTGCTGGTGCTATGAAGCAATTCAGTAAATTTGAGTTCACTGTAGATGACATCTGCCGCAGTAGCTTGGTGAAAGACTACATCGTGGCTAAGATGCAATATGAAGATGGAGAACAACAATGAGCATCATGATTACTTTGCGTCAAGGCATTGGCTTTGACATCGAATACAACAACGAAAATTGCTACCGTACTGACTACTACGATGATGATGGCAACATCACCAAGCACGATCAAATCTTGTGCTACACAGGCGTCATCATCAAGATTCCTTTCTTCACCATCTTCATCGGTGACATGTATCCAATTGAAGAAGACGCCACCTACATCAAGAACAAGAGTTGACAGCAGAGCTTCGGTGTGGCAACATTGAGGCTCCTTAACAACACCAGAGCGAGGACAGCAATGGAGATGAGAAAAGTAGAGCCATCCTATGCATTCAAGGAGGGCTATTACGCCTTCAGCAGAGGATGGCTTGAGTGTAAATATTCTTTGACGTCAACACGCGGAAAAGAATGGCAACGTGGTTTTGACAGGGCCTATTTCGACAACCTTCAGAGGATCAAAAATGTTTCTAACTCCCGTAACGTCCATTGAACATTGCAAGTCTGTAAGTGTCCAAGACTGGTCAATCTATGAGATTGAATATAAAGGAGAACTAGAGCGACACATTGTTGGCTTTGACTTCACAGACATGTGGGCAACCAGGGTGTCTACAGCAATCAAGAGCTTTGACATGGAGAAGCTGGAGGCTGTAACACGAAGTGGACGTCATTACACTCTCTGTGGAGAGCCTAGAGAGACGATAATGGCACCCTATCCTGTGTGGCTAGATTGGTGTCACTATTGCGGTGTTGAAGACTCTGTCAATGTGACGGACGAGTATAAGAGGCATTGACAAAGAAGCGTCCATAGCTCAACTGGACAGAGCAACGCCCTTCTAAGGCGTAGGTTGTAGGTTCGATTCCTACTGGATGCGCCAAAGCTGGAGTCGCATAGCGGCAATTGCAACGGTTTTGTAAGCCGTCGGGAAACCTTCATGAGTTCGAGTCTCATCTCCAGCACCAACAACAGCGGGGGTGACGGAATTGGCATACGTATCAGGCTTAAACCCTGAGTTTTAGGGGTTCGAATCCCCTTCTCCGCACCAAAAACAAAGGCCCTTAATTGGGCCTTTTTGCTGTACAGCGAATATTGCTCTATCTTCTTAGAACAAATCCACCTTTGTTGAAGTCTTTACCAATAGCTTCAGCAATGTCAAATTCACCGTGAATGATGCGAAGTTTGTCACGCAGTGACTCTGGTCTTCTCTTCTCTGTCTTGATAAATCTATCAACAGCAGCGTCTCTCTTCTCTTTGCCAAGACCCTCAAACATCCTGTTGACACTCTTCTCAGGGTTTGTTTCGAGATAGGTATCTTGTACGTTAGTCTTAGCCATGCTGATGGCTTGACTAATTCTTGACTTCATAGTCCTACGTTGTTCATTGATAGACAAAAAAGGATAAGCCTTGTCTTTGTTGACAAGATCATCCACAGCAGCCTCAACAAGAGGTGCAGCTTCTCTGATGGTGAGATTGTCTAAGGTACGGTCACCTGTAGACTTGTACAAGCTAAAGGAAGAAATACGCAGACGCGCTAGTTCGTTCTCTGCCACACTTGTTGGTGGCGTGGGGCGAACACCTTGAAGTTGTCTCAACACCGTAGGAACCTGTTGTGGTGTTGTCTGGAACAGCGAAGGACGCTCTTCTAAGAACCCTCTGGCGCCTGGTATAGGTCCTAAGACAGGGGCTGCAACAGCGCCGGTAAAGGTGCCTAAGCCTTCTACAGGCGCTCTGGTGTCAACGACACTGTAGTCTTCCAACAAGAAGTTAACAGCGTCATAGGCGGGATTGAAGAAGTTGTCAAAACGTCCTAAGAAGTCTCCAACTTCTGTGCCTGCTTTTCTTTCAACATCTGTAGTGATACCTTCTTCAAACAGACGGGATACCCTCTCAAACACAGTATTCTGTGAGAGCGAAGACCTGCCCATGCCTGTCATTATCTCCATAAATTTCTGCCCGTCGAACTTCCTGACTCTGTTGAGTTCAAGCTGCTCAGCCTTTAGTAAAAGTTCTTGACGTCCTTTTTCGTTTAAGGCAAGACTTTCAGCTTGTTGTTTAAACTTGGTAGCCTCTTGTTGTCTTTCTTCTTTAGACATCTTCAGCGTGTACCAAAGAGTCTGAGACATGTCTCTCATTAATAAAGCAGCCTCTGCCATGTAAGAGATGTTGACAAACGGGAATAACCCACTGCCGTCTTTAATATTGCCATCATCATCTCTATACTGATGTGCTTCAAGGTCAGAGTTTTCTTCTCGAAACGCCATTGCTCCGTAGATAACAGAAGTTCCAACAGTAGCGTCTAATATTTTCTTCTTTGCGTCATAAGCCAAACCAGCAGCTTTTGCTCCAAACTCATCGGCTTCTTTGTCGTTACCGGCTGCTCTAAGTTTCTCACTTTCATTCAGAAACTTCCTAGATTGTCTGAGTTCTTGAACACCGCCTAAAGCAGAAGCCGGTGTCATGCGATAGGTATATCGAATAGAGTTCAAGCTGAAGCGCATGAATGGATGAATTAGCTTACCAGGGATACCAGCTAAACCATTCCTGTTGAAAAGCTGAAGCGTAAATGCTGCTAAGTTCTCAGCAGCCCCTTCAAAGCTCCTCTCCCCTGTCTCCTTAAACTCATATGAGAAGGTTAGCTTCAGAGCATCATCGGCAGCTTCTTTAAGCAGGGCAACAGGAATAGCCTTATTATTTGCAATGAAGTCTTCGTAGTCCAAGCCAACAGCATCCATTCTGTCTTTGACAGCTTGTAAGAAGATAGGACGACGAACAACACTGTCAACGGCTCTGTTGGCAATGTTGATGGTGTTCATTACCTTTGCAACGGATGCTGGCAACCCTCTGCTATCTGTTTCAGCACCGACAGAGCTAAGCAAATTGTTAAGACGAGGCTGATTCTTCAACATCAAGTCTGTAACTTCGGATGTGTAGCCAGCATCAGCCATTGTTTTAAGAACAAAGAAGCTGTCAGCAAAGGCTTCAGAGACGTCTTCTTTGGCTCTGTCTTTAGTTAGAACACCACCTCTTAGGTCATATAACATTCTTCCTGCTGTTGAATACACAGCATCAACAGTGTCGGCAGCTACCTTCAAAGGAACAGAACCAGCAAGGCCAATGGCGTTTAGCACGGCAGTGGACAAGCTGGCAGTTGAAGCAGCAACGGATGTCCCAACAACCCCAGTACCAAAGTCTATTGCTTTACCTGACCAATACTCAGTGCCATAGGAAGCCCTTGACATATTCTTCAGAGCTTCTTCTAGCTTAGGATCACCCTTAGTTGCTTTGTTCAGAAACTGTGCCAACGAAGATGCTTCCTTCAACGTTGCACCGGCCTGAGACAGCGTCACTCTAAACGTCTCTAAGAACTCTTTGTTGTTGACACCAGCGCGTGCTGCTGCCTGTTGAATGGTGTCAACATCGGCTTCTTTAAGCGTGTTAGCAACAGCCTGTGTAATTCTCACTTCATTCAAATCAGGGCGAAGCAATGGGTTATCGATGTAAATCTGCTTAGCCACTTTGAAGATGTCAGCAACAGTGTTTTCATTCAACACAGCTTCAGTGACAGCACCAGGAGCATCCATCTTGTCCAGTGTTTCTTTTCTGGCTTCACGCCTAGCAAAACTATCGGCAAACAACGCTTTTCTGTTCTCACCAACAGACTTCTCCTTTGCAGCAAATTGCTTCAAGAAGTCTGCTGTTTGCTTATCAGTAAGGGCAGGCGCTCCCTTCTTACGTTGAACCAAGGAAGCAATGCGGGCAGGAGCTTGTTCAACCTTGATGTCTGCAACACCTTTACCACCGACAGCGCCTAAAGCAGTAGCAACACCGACAGACAAAGCTGTCTGTGCATAACTCATTTCTTCTCTAAGACCAAGTTCTTTTTCTGTACGTTGTCTTATGACATCTTGAGTACCAGCAGCACCGCCTTCAACAGCGGCTGTGACACCAGTAACAGCCAAGGCTTTCTTGGTAGCGCTAACAACAGCAGGTTTCAACAGAGCTTGTTTAGTCAACCAGCCAGCAACACCACCAGCATATGTCGAAGGGCTAGTCAAAACCGCCCTCAACTCTTGAGTAAAGGTAGTGCCTAGTTCTTTAGCAACACCATAAGCCTGCCTCGCCACTTCCTTCTGCTCAGGCTTCGCATTCAATGCCCATGTCAGTTCATAGCCTAGCTCCATGTCATTCTTAGCCTGAGAACGCTGAAACTCTTCCACCAGCTTCACAGGCTCTTTAGGCATGGGCTTGTTGGGGAAGCGCTCCTTCATATAGCGCTGAATGATGTTGAGCTTGTCCTTCTGTGAGGCAATGTCAGAAACAGTGACAGGTGTTCCCATCTCTAGCATGGGACCAAAGCCTTCCATCTCCATCGTGGAACCAAAGCGGCCTGTGGTGTCAACATCACCTACCTCAGTGAAGGCGGCTGTAGGCATCCGTCCAGAAGGCGTAGGAGGCGCTACAGGGGCTGTAACAGGCGTTGGTGTAGGACGGGTAGGCTGAGCCTGTGCAGCGCGAACAGGGGCTGTTCTGGCGGGTTGTGGAGGCTCTTCTGTAGAGACAGAGCCTCCAAACTTCTTAGCAAGCCCTTCGTAGTCAGTCTGTACCTGACCGCCAAACTTCTTAGCAAGTTCTTCGTAGTCTGTTGCCATTAGCGGATACCTGCTGCTTTCTTAAAATCGTCTGCTGCCTTCTGATTAGGGAAGGTTGCCTTGCTTCCATTAGGTAACTCTACAGTGACTGGACCACTTGTTGTGGGAGAGGGCTGTGTTGAAGCTGGTCTAACAGGAGCAGTAGTAGCAGCGGGTGGTGTTGCTGTCGGAGACGCTGCGCCACCAACTTGTTGTCTTTGAGGTAATGAACCACGCAAACCATAGTTGTACATCACATCGCGCACAGAATCGTAAAGAGGTTGTCCCTTATCATCGAGGAGACCATAAGCTCTTAGTGCTGCTTGTGCGAAGCTGCGTTTGTCTCTCAAGATTTGTTGTTCAACCTCAGGAGTGACGCTGCTCTTCAGTCCTCTAGCCACGTAGAACTCACCGTCTCCTAAAGAAATTGTCTTAGGCTCAGAGAACAACTCAACACCATATTTTTCCTCTAGGCGTGTTTGAATAGCCTTCTCAACACTGGAGGTGATGGTGGCAACGCTCTTAGGTTTATTTCCTTCCATCGCTGTCTTGTGATTTTTGATAGCGGTATAAAGTACATCGAGTTGGGATTTGATAGCAGCGGCAGAATCAGCATCTCCTTCACTCTCAGCCATCTGAAGTTGAGATGCCAGTTTATTGGCTCTTTCATCCAGAGACTTAACAGGAGCTTCAATCTGATTTTTTAGAGCGGCTGTTTCTTCTCTAAGTTTTATCAGACGAGGGTCGTCTTCCTTAAATCTACGTTCGGCATTGAAAAGATTTATCTGCGCTTTCTCATACGCCTTTTCAACAGAATCAGCCATAGGACCATATTGCTCTGTATTGATGGTAGCAATACCAGAGAAAGGATCTCTCTGTAACGGCTGCATATTCTCATAAGCAAGCAGTTCTCTGGCAGAACCAGCGCCTAAGCCGCTAGCAATCTTTTCTGCTCTGCTTGGCTTAGTTCCAACATTGAAGCCCATGAAGCCTTCTTTTTGACCAAACGCCTGTTGCATCTGTTCATCTGTCATTGGTGTTGGAGCAGCGCCAAAAGAGTCAATGAGCTTTCTTACTGTCTCAAACCCCTTAGGAGCCTTCTTTCTAATTTCGGCTGCGTTTTCTCTGACAAACGTAGCAGCATCAATAACATCTCCAGCTTTTCTGCGCTCTGTAAACTGCTTTGCAATTTCCGGGTTTGAGATGAGAGCCAGCTTCACGGCCTCATCAGTAGTGGGTTCAAGCCAAGGCATCACTTCAGAATAGCGACCAGACAGTTCTTCTCTGACAGCTTTTACTTCTTCTTCTCTCTTCTTCTTGTTGACAGCAGCAAACTGAAGACGCGTTTTAAGAAGCTCTTCATTTTCTTCTCTTTCTTTTTCAACGCGAGAGCCTAAGCCTTGAGCAAACCCAGCCAGCGCTCCTAGTAAAGCCAGTCCCATATTTACTCCTTAGACATTAAACCGCCCTGCTTTACAGCAGGAGCTTCTTTCACTGTAGCAACAGCGCCTCTCAACACTTCTTTAGCCATATTCTCATCAATGTCTGTTGCTTTTTCAAAGTCTTCGTCTTCAACTATGTAGCCAACATCATTCATGTCGCCAATGGTTTTCATCAACTCAATGATGATAGGAGTAGCAACAAAACCTAAATCAACAGTGTGGATACCATTCATAATGCCCATTTTGATGATGCCTTGTGTTAGACGCATCAAGGCAATGTTGTTCTCCATTGCTAACAACAGACTATCAACAGCTTCTTCTGTCGTTAGTTTTTCTGCATAATAAGCAACAACTTGGTCAAGCGTTGTATATTGTGGAGGCTGTTCCCAAGGTCTATTACCAGGCTCTGTTGTCAAAGACATACCTGGGATGGTAGGTGATAGTGCTCCAATCATTTCTTCTTTTCCTTACGTTGACCAACGAGTTCTTGACGTTGCTTCCGAATCATTTCAATGTAATCAGCAATTTGCTCATCAATGCTATTACCGCCTTTTGATGGTTGCTTCATCTTAGGGGCAAGCAAACCAGATGTAGACACAGGAAGTGTCTTGTTTCTTTTACTGATGATTGAGTCAACTCTTGCAATGACTGATTTGTAGTTTTTCATTGATGTTCCTTTATCAGAGCTTCATCAGCCCACCAACAATACTCTGCCATAGTCCAGCCTCGGCGGCGTCTTCAGCAGCGGCACCGCTGATTTCTGCTTTTAATATTTCTGCTCTTCTATCTTCATTCTTCTCAAAGCTAGACCACACCTTCTCAATCTGATCTCGATAGAGTTGAGTCTCATTATTGTACTCAGCCAACGTCATCTGTTGCAAATTCTGAGCACCTAAATACAGAGCAACATTGAGAGCAGCAGTGTCAGCAGTGCTTACTTCTCTACGCCATTGAGCATTGCTCTGATCGATGACGAGACGCTGCGTAGAGTTAAACTGATCCCTCAGGTTTTCTTGTTCAGTGTTGAACTTTGTGACTGAGTTCACTTGATCTGTACTAAACTGAGCTAGAGCATTACGCTGAGCTACATTAAACTGAGATATTGTAGAAGCAAGAGTCGCCATGAACTGATCTACCTGAGTCTTATTTGCTGCGTTAAACTGTTTAGCAGCATTCTCAGCCGCTGTGTCAGACAACAATGACTGTACAAGTTGCTCTGTCTTAAACAGTGTTGTCTTCTGCTCTCTGTCGTAGTTTGCCATATCCATTGCCAAGAAAGACTGAGCATTTGTAACAGCAGCTTGCTGTAGGTTGGTTAGGTTGGTGGTTTCTAACGTAGCCATCTGAGCCGCTTTAGCGATGACAACAGCTTGTCTATTCTCTAAGTTTGCCAAATCCACAGACTGAGCTAGCCTGGCGTTCTCTAACGCAATTTGTTGTTTAGCTGTGAAGTTGATATTGGCAACGTCAGCAATGCGAGCAGCATTCTTCACCTTCACTTCAAACTCTTGGTTGAACTCTTGTTCTAAGAAAGCGGCTCTTTGTTGTGCCGCCAGCACAGCCATTGCTTGTCTGTTGCTTAAATTTTGCTCAGCCATTGCTTGATAGGCTTTAGCATCGGTAGTTGCAATAGGTAAGGCCGACTCAATAGCTGCTTGGACAATAGCAGCGCCTGCCATAGAAGAAGCGCTTAAGCCTCTCTGTGCCAATGTGGCTGTAGCTACACGCAGAGCGCCAGCGGCCCAGCCAGGAGGATTCTTAGCATCAAAATTTGCTGTGAGCTTCGTAAGCTGGCCCTGTACGGTCATGTCTTCAGAGACAACCCCTTGTGCAGCTTCTTCCTTTGTCTTGGCAATGGCTTCATCAACCTTAGCCATATTGACAGCAGATTTGTCCAAAAGCTCACCAGCACCTACAGTGAGTTCAGGAGGTGCTTGAACCTCTCTAGCTTTATCAAGCTGTTCTGCTTCTAGGTCGGACAGAACAGTCTCTGTAGGTTCTTTTTGTGCTGCATCAACTTGAGCTTCTTTGCTGACAGTGCCTTTTACAGCTTGAACACCGCCTTCAGGTTTGAAGGTTCTGACATATTCTTCATATCCTTCTCGTGCGGCATCAATAGGTTCTCCATCGGGCCCTATTCTTATAACAGCAGGAAAAACCTTATCTTTACTCCACTCTTCAAAGCTAAGTGGCTTGGTTCCCTCTAATACACCTTTAACACCTTCAGCAGACTTAGACGCCTCCATTGTCGTTGCTGTGATAGCAGCAGGCATCTTTGCTTCTTCAGCCGTTGCTGTCTTAATATCTGTCACCGTCTTAGCAGTGCCAGCACCCCCTACACCCGAGATGTCTTGCCCCGGTGTAATTGATGTCGTTGCAGGGGTGAAGCCAGCAGCAGCACCTGGTGAAGGTGTACCAGTGCGTCCTTGTTCTTCGCTGAAGGTGACGTCACCACCGCCTGTGACGCTCGGTGCTGGCGCAGGTGCTGGCGCAGGTGCTGGCGCAGGTGCTGGCGCAGGTGCTGGCGCAGGTGCTGGCGCAGGTGCTGGCGCAGGTGCTGGCGCAGGTGCTGGCGCAGGTGCTGGCGCTGTCCCTCGAGGAAACGGACCCATCTCAGACATTTGCTGAGACACATTAGGAGAAACAGTGACAGGTGTAGTTCCAGTGCTAACGCCTGGAAGGGTGATGTTAGTCGTAGAGGTAGGTGCTGGCGCAGGTGCTGGCGCAGGTGCTGTCGTTTGTTGCTGTTCTGTTGGCTCTGGTGTAGGATTTTGACGATATTTTTCGTAGTTATCACGGAGTTCTTGTTCAGTCAGTGCCCTTGTACCACCAAAAGCTCTTCTCTGAGTCTTAGGCGCTGTCTTCAGCCATTCTTCATAGCTAACAACACCACCCACAGCATAACCCGTGACAGACCCTCCCTTAGCCATCCTCTGAGCATACTTATCCGTCACAGCGTTGTACTTCATCATCAACGCTGGTGAGCTATTAAGAAAGTCATCAAAGCCCTGCATAGGGCCGTCGTAGCCCATCTTACGAGCTAGTATTTCACGCTGCTTAGAGGTAAAGGATGTTTTCATATTCTTCCTATTAAATGTCGCTCAAGAACAAAGCCTTCTCAGCTTCTCTGCGCCTGACTAGGCCAGGCAACACTTTGCCGCCACCTTTAGTCCAAGCCATAAAGCTGTCTGCTGCTTTCTCCCAATCCTGTCTGTTGATAGCCATACGAATGCTAGAGCGTTGAAAATTACCTAGCCCAGCATTAAAGGCAAAAGAGACACAAGCGTCGAATGCTCCTTGACGACCAGCAAGGACAGGAGCAAGACGAAGTACACCTCGCTCAAATAATTCAATGTCTTTCTCAAAAAGCTCGTTAATTTCATCTTTGCTCCACACTCTGTTATCCTTTTTTTTAAGAGGATATTCCTTGCGAATTATGCCAGAGTAGTTGTCATTTCTGATAACAGGGAGCTTAATCTGTTCTTGATAGAGAACATGACCATACCCAATAGTCCAGATGTGAGCAGG